AGAACTTATAATGTCAAAGACTTTGAAATTTTACACGGCGAACCCGTAAGTTTACAAAACATCATTACTAAAAGAATCAAGCGCCGTCAAATACAACTAGTTCAAAAACTATAAGCAAGCTTGTTAAGCTGTAGAACAATAGCCATTGCATACCCAACTGCGTGACTATGTTTAAAACTATAAGAATCGTCAGTTTTAGTCCAAACTTCTTGGGCAATTTTATCCCAACTCAACCCAACTAAATGTTTCTTTCCCGGACGGATAACAGCCAATACCATGGCTAATTGTTCTATGCTCTTGGGTTTCATCCTAATAACTGTATCAGCATGATTGTGTATATGAAACAGTTGTTCAATAATATCTCTATGCTCTAGCAACTCCCACACAGGTTCAAGTTCTAGTAATTGATCTATTTCTTCGTTAGTTTTAAAATCGTTGTAAATGCCTACATTCAGCAAGTCAATCTTAAACCATCCTTGATCCTCTGCAAGTTTATAGTCCACTGTGCATAGTCCTGTAAAAGGATTCACTGGCACATGATGGAAATAAACACCAGTATTGTGCTTGCGTTGTTTATTGCCATCATTCATCATAGCAGGCACACAGTTAATTAATTTAATTACTTGCTCTCTATCTGCAAAGTCTAAGTCAACATCAGTACTCAATGTAAACTCCCCGTGTTAGAAGAAAAAGGCTTTACATCATTTCTACGCTCGTAGACAGCTAGCATTAATTTATGAAATTCTTCGTCGTCCATGGCTGTTCTGTATACAGCTAGGCTTTGTGCTAACATACATCCGGCAACAGCCAAAGGATCATTTTTAGTTAACAGCGAGTCTAGGCATGTTAACACTTCGTGATAGATGTCACTTAATTCTTTTTCATCCATTTGCTCTTCCGATACGATTAATTTTGTTATCAGCAGAATACAGTTTATTCTCAAGCATTGCTACCTTTTTAAGCAGTCTATCAAATGCTTCTGCTGTTGGAACAACGACTTTTTGTCCGTCTAAGGTAAGCTCAACCATGCCGTTATTAATATTAACACGCTCTGTTGAGATTTCCTTTTTCAGCAGTGCAGGCACTTGCTTAGTTTCTTTGTATTGATATTGGTTCATTGTATTTCCGCCTTGTTAAAAACTTCTTGCACCCAATCAGCATCTTCTTGCTGCCTTTTGATTCTAGCTTTCCACGCTTGTGGATTTAAGAAATCAATCAGTTCTTGTACTTGTCCTGGTTCCAAGCGATCAATAAATCGACTGCCTTGGTCTGTGGCAAAAGTACACCATGGGCTTAAACGACCCATTTTGATATCTTGAACTGCTTCTACTGTGTTTACTTGAACAAAGTAGTCTTGCCAGTTGTTGCCGGTTCGTTCCGCCCACTCTTTCATATTTAACAAACTGCGTTCAATCGCCCTGTCTACTGTTTCTGTTTTTAATTTATCTTTAACAAACTCTTGATGAACAAATATCTTTGTCCAGTCATGCATCTTAACACTGTTCATCACTATGAATTTGACAAACTCTTCAGGTTTCTCAAAATTCATATCAATCATATACTTGGCCAGTTTCATAAACCCTGTGAACAACGAATTGTCTACAAAATCTTCATAGGGTTTATCGTTCTTGACATTAGCCATACTCAATCGTCTGTACAGCAACCAGCTTTGATATGCTATACGATTTTGCTTGTCGTCTTTGGCCAACACCCTGCGCTTGCGCTCACACATATGAGACATTAGCGTTGTTTCTCTAGCAAATTCTTTATTACAATACTTGCACTTATAAGTCATTTGCACTAGCGATAACATCTTTGTCTTTTACCTGAAATTGTTCTAATAAATCTTTAGCGGATTTTTTATCCAAGTTGCCGATCCAAATGTCCAACTCTTGGTCATCTAAATGTGGATATTGCTCACTTAACCAAGACTTGAAAGCGTTTTTCTTTTTTCGTTTTCCGCCACCTGGTGCTATATAAGGATGTTTAATGCTTTTGCCTATGCCAACTATGCTCATTAACAACCAAGTCATTTCAGGATCTTTGATATCACTAAAATTAACATTGACTATGTCATTGGTCATTATCAAATAATGTTCAATGATTCCGCTGTTGGCACTTTCGGCACTGCTCAAATAACGCTGAACAAGCCAAGGACTGAACCCTTTCTTTTCTTCTTCGGTAAGGTTATCATAAAATGTTTTACTGCGAGTATCGATGCTAGGTAGCACTCGCTTAAACATGTCTAACATTGGAACTTTAGCCATAGCGTATTATAACTGACTTAGAACATTTTTTCAATGTCTAAGACCTCCGGAAGTTTGGTTGTTTCTTTGACAAAGTAAGCACACAATGGTTTTTCGCCTGTAGTTAAAGGTACTGCTAAAATATGTCCGTGTTTGAGTTTAGGAGTATACCAGCGAATATCTTGGAATACATTAACAATTTCCAATGGAAGGAAATCTAACTTAAAGCTACTGATTGGATTAAACACAAACGCACTAAATCCCCTGTCGTTAATGTTCATTATAGGAACAATTTCTGGGTCGCCGTGTTCTTTTTCCCCGATTACAATATACCAATCCAATGGAACTTGAACATGATATTCGCCTATCTTTAAAACGGCTGCTGGTGCATGAAATGTTTCCATGAATATAAGCGGTACTGCATGATAGTCCACATTCTTTGGATCGTTCCAATCAAGAACAAAATAACGAAGGTCTTCGACTTCGTCGGGCAACGAGTTCAACTCGAAGGATGCGTTTTCTACTGTTAGTATATTCATAGGTATTTGATTTTCTGAACATCATAGGGATATCCAGCTTCTTCGTAATATTTCTTTCTCGTAGTAAGATGCTTCTTACTAAACTTACATGCACTTGTTATGTCCCATATTTCCACATGGTCTTTGTCTTGTGCTTTGCGGATACCGCGACCAATACTTTGTATAACCCTAACAAAACTCTTTCCAGGCTCGACCAAAACCAAGTTAAAGATCCTAGGTATATTAATGCCCACAGCAGCCACTCCATAAGTGGCAACAATAATTTTATCATCTGCGGTTTTAACTTCATCATAATGTTCCTTTCTATCGGAGCTTTTCATCGTTCCGCTGACAAACACTGACTCTGGCAAACGCTCACAAAGCATTTCCCCACACTTCACCCTATCAACTAGAACTAGTGTATTTCCTGTTTCCGCCAATTGACTAACAAACTTGGCAATAAAATCAACCCTAGTTTTATTAGTAGTTAGGTATGTGAGCTCTTCTTGATAAGTTTTATATAACGCTGTGTCTTGCAACTGAATTACATTCACCGTACAGTTTGCTAGTACGCCCTGTTCCTGTAAATCTTTTGCGGCAATCTTATTTACCACCGGACCTATGCAAGCAACAAGACCTACTTTCTCAAAATCTTCTTTAGGGATTGTTCCGGTTAATCCCCAGCGAATAGGCACATTAGCGAATGCTCCGCTGAGTAATTGTTTAAGGACATCTGCCTTAGCTTGGTGTACTTCGTCTACAATAACCGCAATTAAGTCTTGTCCAAACTCTTCTAAGCTTAAAGGACTTTCACCGTCTTTAAAACGCTTTTGTAAACTGTTAAGGCTTTGCCAAGTACAGATAGTATGCGTTTTTCCTAGCTCTTTTTTATCGCCAAAGTAAACACCCACATCTAAACCTAGTAGTACATAGTCTTCGTATGTTTGTTTGACCAAGTCTTTGTTAGGTACGATTACTAAAGTTCTGCCATAGCCTTCAACACTTTTACTCAGTGTTGCAGTCATAACAGTCTTACCTGCGCCAGTGCTAATCTCCTGTACGCATTGTATGTTGGATAAGAAGTGATTAATTGCAGTAACTTGATAATCACGCAATAGAACCGGCTGTCCTTCGTAGACATGACCTTTGGGCCAAATAGTTTGTTCATGAGTAGTTTCGCACACTTCCGGAAACTTGAAGTCATGAATAGGTCTCCGGTCATCTATTTCTATTTCGTAGCCCTCGTCTACTAAATGAGGAAGTATTCGATCAAGTAGATTAAAATAGCTGGCGCCGCCTAGTGTAAAGAAGCTAACGCAACCATCCCACCTACCCAGTTTGTAAGCAGGGCTATGATAAGCCCATGGTTGGAAATACTTAAATTCTTTTTCTAGTTTTCGACGAGTGGCAACTTCCAGTCCACTTATTTTAATGTTTACTTCATCTCTAATATGTATTGTGCAAGATGTCATAGACAAAGTATAACATCTTTATTCACAAAAAAGCAACCTTTAAAGTTGCTAATTTGCTCATTAATCTTTAAAAACAGTACAGCCATTTATATCAAGCTGTGTTGGAAATTTGAGCTTGTTGACAATAAACTTTTCCGGAAGTGTTATTATGTCGCGCTTCATTTGCTTGGGATCTTTCTTTCCACGCTCAATCCAAGCTTTCCTTTCTGCTTGCAAATGATTCAAAACCAATTTTCTATTT